GCTAAATTTAGATTAAAAGGAACTCAAAATGGGTATGAAAGACGCAGAAAAATATACACCAGGCGTATCAGGTGAGAAAATGCCTAAAGGCGTTCTTGCTTCTGACACTTCAGGTGAAAAGAAAGTTGCAGTAAAAGGCGGTGTTGGTATGGGTAAAGCTGATGGACTTGGCTTACGCGAAGCTTCACACGCTGGTAAATACGATGGTCGTTTAGGTGAATTAAAAGGTGGCGCTAGAGAACACGTTGCTTACGATCACAAACGCATAGAACACGAACAAGACGGTATGTAATAAAACGAAATCCCAACCAGCCCTAGCCTGATTGGGAGTTTCTAACCAAATATTAATGGAGGTAATAAGTGGCTGTATTAAATTCTAAAGAAATTTGCAAACATTGTAAATTCTTTTCTTTTGGCGATGTATTAGGAATGTGCCATCGCTATCCTCAATCTTTAAATAAACACGAGAATAATTGGTGCGGTGAATACATCGAAGATCAATCACGCATAACCATTGAATTTGTTAAACATGAGATCAAACTTGATATGAAATCAGATCAAGAATCAAAAGCGAAAGGCAAAAAGAAATGATTAGACCCTTTGCAGACAAAATTCTAGTAAAACCTATTGAACGTGAAGATAAGTCAGCCATACCTGGCTTTGTTTACGCTGAAGAATACAATACAGGTGTCGTAGTAGCAGTTGGTTCTGGTAAAAAGATTAAAGAAGGTAAATATGATATTATGCCTGTATCTGTAGGTGACCGAATTAGATTTGGCACTATGGGTAAAGACGAATATCTTAAATTTCAACCTGTCATGGATAATGGCGAGAAATATCTCATCATGTCATGGCAAGATGTAGCGTTTATAGAGGAAAAGGAATAAAATTATGCCACTAAAAAAATCAACAAGCAAAGAAGCTTTTAAATCTAACATTAAAGCTGAAGTAAAAGCAGGAAAACCTATTAAACAGGCAGTTGCAATCGCCTACAGCGAGAAGCGAGAAGCAGCTAAAAAGAAGAAAAAGTAATACTTTTTTAAATAATTAAATCAAAAAAAGTGATATATATTACACATTTTAACCAAGGAGCAAATCATGGCCATTAAGTTGGAACTTGAAATCAAAGAAGCAGAATTAGTATTAGCAGGCGTTTATAAACTTCCTATGGAAATTGCAGAGCCTTTAGTAGCTAAAATCAAAAATCAAGCATTACCACAAGTGCAAGAACAATCTACTCCTGTAGAAGTTACTCCAGCAGAACCATTGCCTGAAGAACCACAAGTCTAATGCAAATCGAAAAGAGGTTGCTATCGGACTTAATTCCGTATATCAACAACTCTAGGAAACATTCAGACAATCAAGTTGCACAAATTGCAGCTTCAATTAAAGAGTTTGGATGGACTAATCCTATATTAGTTGATGGTGATAACGGAATTATTGCAGGCCATGGTCGTATTATGGCGGCTAAAAAGCTAGGCATGACTGAAGTTCCTGTCATTGAATTAGCACATCTATCTAAAGAACAACGCAAAGCATTAATCATTGCAGACAATAAGTTAGCATTAAACTCTGACTGGGATACAAACCTATTAGCTATTGAGTTAAAAGACTTACAAGATTTAGGCTTTGACTTAAATTTAACAGGGTTTGATGGCGATGAATTGGCCAATTTATTAACTCTTGATCAAATTGATGGTTTAACTGATGAAAATTCTGTTCCTGAAACACCTGAAGAACCCAAAACCAAGCTTGGCGATATATATATTCTAGGAAATCATAGGTTAATGTGTGGGGATAGCACAAGTATTGAATCAGTAGAAAAATTAGCAAATGGCCTTGTAGATATATTAGTTACTGATCCTCCATATAATATTGCTTATGAAGGTGGTAGTAAAAAAAGAGAACAAATCAAAAATGATGAAATGGCCGATGATCAGTTTAGGCAATTTTTAACTGACGCATATATTGCAGCCAATGCAGTTATGAAAGCTGGAGCTGTATTTTATATATGGCACGCTGATACTGAAGGTTACAATTTTAGAGGTGCAGCTAAAGATATGGGTTGGAAAGTAAGACAAACGCTTATATGGAACAAAGACAATTCTGCCTTTGGTCGTTCTGATTATCATTGGAAACATGAGCCATGTTTATATGGTTGGAAAGATGGCGCTGCGCATTTATGGGCATCAGATAGAAAGCAGGTAACTGTTATAGAATGTAAAAGACCATCTAAATCAGACTTACATCCAACTATGAAGCCTGTAGAACTAATGGAATATCAAATATTAAATAATACTAAAGGCATGGATGTTGTATTAGATTTGTTTGGTGGTAGCGGTAGCACATTAATAGCTTGTGAAAAATTAGGTAGACAAGCAAGATTAATGGAACTAGACCCTAAATATTGTGACGTAATCGTTAAACGTTGGGAAGACTTTACAGGAAAGAAAGCGGAGTTAATACAAAATGAGCTATAAAAGATGGTTTATTGTATTTAAGCACGATCACTCGCCATTAGATGAATGTATATTTACACATAAGGCTAAAGCATTGGATAAATTAGATACTTTACCTAACAAAAACAAGCTAACTGTGGCTCAATTAGAGTTTACAATAACAAAGATAGTAACATCTTGATTAAAAAGACATTATTTTAAACACTTTACGCCAATAAAAAGATGCTAGAACACGTTCCTACTGATAAGACAAGAGAGCAAGTATTAAGTGCTTCAGGGCTTGGATTGCCTCAACTGCAAATAGCTGCATTGTTAGGCATATCTGATGTCACCTTGCGTAAGCATTACGAGAAAGAATTAGCTGTGGGAAAAGCAACTGCGTCTGCTAACGTGGCTAAATCTTTATACAATAAAGCCCTAGCAGGTGATACGACTGCTGCAATATGGTGGACTAAAGCCCAAATGGGTTGGGGTGAAACCAATACGACTAAATTTGGCAATATTGACGGAACACCATTAGAAGGCATACAAGTTACATTCGTAAAACCAAGTGAATGATGAGCAATTAAAGAGCGCCCTAGCTGACGTTCAATTTCCCTATAAACTATCCGTTCTATTTGACAAAGCGAGATATAAAGTCTTGTATGGTGGTCGAGGCGGAGCAAAATCTTGGGGTATTGCGAGGGCATTACTTATTCAAGGCGCTAAAAAGCCATTAAGATTCTTATGCGCTAGGGAATTTATGACTTCCATGAAGGATTCTGTGCATAAGCTATTATCCGATCAAATCAATGAAATGGGATTAGATGGCTTTTATGAGATAACACAAGCAACTATTCGTGGGCTAAATGGCACAGAGTTTGCCTTTGTTGGCCTTAAAAATAATGTGGCCAATGTTAAGTCATACGAAGGTATAGATATTTGTTGGGTAGAGGAAGCGCAAACAGTATCAAAAACTAGCTGGAATGTATTAATACCGACCATTCGTAAAGAAAACTCTGAAATATGGATAAGTTTTAACCCTGAATTAGAATCAGACGAAACTTATCAACGATTTGTAGTAAAACCGCCTGAAGACGCAATAGTTCAGCGTATTAATTGGCAAGATAACCCATGGTTTCCTGAAACATTACGCATGGAAAAGGATGCACTAAAGAATCGTGATCCTGCAGCTTACAATAATGTATGGGAAGGAATGTGTAGGCTTACAGTTGATGGCGCTATATTTGCTAATGAAATGAATATGGCAGAGCTACAAGGCAGAATTACAAGAGTGCCTTATGACGCTACCAAGCCTGTTCATGCTGTATTTGATTTAGGTTGGGCAGATCACACAGCTATTTGGTTTGTTCAATTCATAGGCATGGAAACAAGATTAATCAATTATTTGCAAGATACGCAAAAAACTATGAGCCATTATTTGCAAGAACTGCAAAAATTAGGCTATGTTTACGACACTATTCACTTACCACACGATGCAGAAAGCAAAAATATTGCGTCTAATGGTCGTTCTATTGACGATATTGTAAGAGCTGCAGGATATAAAACTAACATTTTACCTAGAGTTCCTGTGGTGGATTCTATAAACGCAGCACGAACCATATTCAGTTCTTGTTATTTTGATAGAGAAAATTGCGCAGATGGGTTACAATGCTTGCGTCATTACCGATATGAAGTTGACCCTGATTCAGGTCAATTTAGCAGAACGCCACTCCATGATGTTTATTCACATGGAGCTGACGCATTTAGATATATTGGATTAATGATTCAAGATAAGAAAGAACAGAAAGTCCGTAAACAAACATATACTCCTGGCGTAAGCTGGATGGGATAAAACATGGCAAGAATGAAAAAAACTCAAGTTGTTGACAACGATCCAAGAATCCAAGACGCGATTCAATTCTTACAGTTTGCTAATGAAGCAGACCAAATGAACAGAAGTGAAGCGTTAGAGGATTTAAAGTTTGCAGCAGGTGACCAATGGCCTGTAGAAATTCAAAATTCAAGAGTTTTAGAAGCAAGACCATGTTTAACAGTCAATAAAGTTGATGCGTATTGCCGTCAACTCACTAACCAAATGCGTCAACAACGCCCTCGCATGAAAGCGCATGGCATGAATAATGAAACAGACGCAAAGATGGCCGAGATCATTACAGGTATTTTCCGTCACATTGAAGTTCAATCAGATGCAGACCAAGCCTATGATAAAGCTGGTGACTTTGCAGTAAGAATGGGTTGGGGATATTGGCGCGTAACTACAGATTATGTTCGCGATGATTCATTCGATCAAGAAATCTACATTAGAGCTATTGATAATCCTTTCACAGTTTACTTTGATCCTAATTCAGTTATGCCTGACGGATCAGATGCAGAAAAGGTATTAATTACCACAGTTATCAGTAAAGAAAACTTCAAAAAAATGTATCCTAATGCCGAAGTGGATCAAGGATTCACAATGCGTGGCACAGGTGACACTAATCCTGAATGGGTTATGAAAGAGGATATTAGACTAGCTGAATACTTCTACACAGAACGCAAACCAATTAAATTACATCTACTATCTGACGGCACAACAGTTAAGTCATCAGAATTGCCACCACAAGACGTTTTAGATATTGCAGGCATTACAATCGTTGAAACAAGGGACTCATACGAGAAAAAGATTAGATGGTGCAAATTAACTTCTATGGAAGTATTAGAAGAAGGCGAATGGGCAGGTAAATACATTCCTATTGTTCCTGTTTATGGCCAAGAAACCGTAGTTGAGAATAAGAAAAAGAAATTTGGTATTGTTAGAATGGCCAAAGACCCACAAAGAATGTATAACTTTTGGCAAACTTCACTAACCGAGTCAGTTGCATTAGCACCTAAAGCTAAATGGTTACTCGCTGAAGGTCAAGATGAAGGCCATGAGAACGAATGGGCTATGGCTAATATCAAATCTATGCCTGTTTTACGCTACAAACAAACAGATATTGATGGTAAACCTGCACCTGCTCCACAAAGATTACAACCTGAACCACCACCAGCAGGTATTATGGCGGCTGCTCAATCAATGACTACAGACTTAATGCAAGTTGTAGGTATATTTGACCCAGCACAACTTCCTACAGGCAATATTTCAGGAAAAGCTCTACAAGGTCAGCAACAACAAGTAGATTTAACTAATTTCCATTATTATGACAACTTAACTCGTTCTATTCGCCAAACAGGCCGAGTTATCCTAGACTTAATCCCACATATTTACGATAGACAACGAGTTATGCGTATCATTGGTGA